TAGAGATGGTATTAGAAACTTTTTATCAACTAATTTAAAAATCGAAGACTATGATATTAAAAATAGATGGACTGTTGTTTCAAAGAATGCATACGATTTAACTAATGTACCTCTTAATTTTCCAGCGGTTGAATATGTTGCTCCAGTAAAATCAAATGACAATCTTGCATTTACTTGTTGGTTTTCACCACAGGCCGGATTTGGAACAACTGCTGAGTATTGGGTGTTTGGAACATCTGCTATTAATAAAGGTTTAAAAATTACAGCTTCTGGAACCTCTATTAAAGTGTACGTAAATAGTAACACATACACATTTACACATAACATTATTATGGGAAGTGACAGATGGTATGCGATGGTATTAAACGCAAATACAGAATTTAATCAATTATCCTTATCGATATATGCATTAAGTCCAACTTCTAATGCTGGATTTCCACAATCTGGAACCAATGATTTAACACAGATGTTTACAGAAACTAAAAACCAAGTACTTAATATTTCTTGGGATGAACCAGCTGCATCTTACCAACTTAAAGGAGGAAAACTTAAATTAACAAATATTAGATTATTTAATACACCCGTCGAGGCTGAACAACACAGCAACATATTAAACCAATATGTTGTTCGAGATAATCAACTCGCAATTATTATAGACAATGCACTACCTTCATTAGGATTCCAGAAGTTCAGAAACGCTCGATAATTTATTGAGATACATAGTCTATAAATAATATTATATTATGTCAGAAGAAAAAGATAAAAATCGGCCGATCCGAGATCAGGCTGAAGATATTCGTAAAGAATTAGAGTGGTTGATTAGCGATGAAGAATCCTTAACAGATCTAGTCGAAACCGACCCGGTACTACCTTCAAAATCTCTTGTTCTAAAAACACCAGCAGTTTCTTATGCAACTTTAAAGACTGGTGCTGAAGCGCAAGCTAAGAAAACTATTACGGCATTAATGAAATTCTATCTCGATGCAGATATTATTGAGAATGACGAATACGTAATGGCAAAAAAGAAGATGGACGAAATGACGATGTCATCCCTTGTTTATCAGCTTAATGCCGGTGAAAGAGCACTTACATTACTGTTAGAAACTATTGAAGATGGAGAATTATCCCCTAGGATGTTCGAGGTATTAGCCACGCTACAAAAATCAATGTTAGATATTATTAAATCTCAAACAATGTACTTGATGGCAACTGAAGAGTCGAATAAAAGAATTGCCAGAGATATTGAAATATATCGTAAGAAAACTAATACTGCACAGATTGAAGAATCTGGAGGAGATAGTAAAGATCCTAATATCCACAGAGGTTCGAAAGATTTAATGAGAATGATTCAAATGGGTCTTAATCAAAACGTCGAACAAGTGGACGAATCAGATATTGTTGAAATAGAACCAGAACCAAATGAGTGAAAGTAATATTTGGATCCCAAAAGACGCTGACGAAACGATATCTAATAAGATCGTATGGTCAACTAAGGCAATTAATGATTTAATCATAGCCTTAGACAAGGGATACCGCCCATCAGTTGCAATGCCTTTTTATGAAGGAAAACAACACCTTAAAAAAGGTAATGTTGTATTTGAGTACACTGATGACGAGATAGTAGAAATTGCAAAATGCGCGAATGATATAGTTTATTTTGCAGAGAAATACGCGGTTGTAATGACCGATGAGGGAGTTCGTAGAGTAAAACTTCGCGAATACCAGAAAAAAATGTTGTTAAATCTACAACATGAGAGATTTAATATAGTATTAGCATCTCGACAAATGGGTAAAACCGTAACCGCATCAATTTTTAACGCGTGGTTCATTTGTTTTAATGTTGATAAGAATACTCTGCTTCTAGCAAATAAGGGAGAATCTACCAAAGAAATTATTGATAAGGCAAAAGTTGTATTAGAACACTTACCCTTCTTTATGAAGCCTGGTATTTTAAAATATGACGTAATGAACGTTCGTTGTGATAATGGTTGCAGATTAGTAGGACAATCAACTACTGCAAAAGCCGGTATTGGTTTTACCATTCATAATTTGTACTTAGATGAGTTTGCGCATATCCATCCAAATATCGTAGATGTATTCTATGAAAACGTTTATCCTACTCTATCATCTTCGAATATTTCAAGGATTAATATCACATCAACACCAAACGGATTTAATAAATTTTATGAAATTTGGGCAGCTGCAGTCGATGGTAAGAATGCTTACACTCCACTGCGAATTGACTGGTGGCAACATCCTGAAAGAGATGATGCATGGTACCAAAGAGAATTAGGAAACCTAGGTTCAGAAGAAGCGTTTAACCGACAATATGGTAATGAATTTATTAGTTCATCTTCTCTTTTACTTTCACCAGGATCTCTTGGTAAATTAAGAAAACATTCCAGCAAATTTAAATATGAAGACCTAGAAGAGTTTGAAAATATCCACGTTGACGTTAAAGGATTCTTAGGATTTAATCCTAAATTTGACATTGAAACTGCAAAAGAAGAAGGTAAATATTGGTTATTTACGGTAGATATTGCAGAAGGTTCAGGTGGAGATTACTCAGTAGTTAATATTTTTGAAGTTAGTGCAAAATCTAGAAAAGAAATAGAAGATACTCCAAATCCTGGAGCGATGTATGATTTCTTTAAATTAGATCAAGTTGCAGTTTTTAAGAGCAACGAGCATCCTATCGAAGATTTTGCTAAAGTATTATATACATTGGCAGTTGACGTTTTTAATTCTGAGAACGTTAAAATGCTAATTGAATTTAATACATACGGTACAATTCTATTAAAATACCTACAAACGGTGTTTCCTCAACGCAACGATTTCGATGAGGATATGATTCTTCGTTTTAAACATCGACATGATTCGAAAGGAGTAAAACCAGGTCTTAGACTAAGGGCTGATAATAAAGCCATATTTTGTCAAAACTTTAAAAAATTAATCGAAGAGAATAGGATAAATATTAATGAAGTAGAAACTGTGAATGAAGCCTCCCTATTTGGAGTTAACAAGAACGGAAACTACTCAGCGCAAATGGGACACGACGATTTAATTATGTCATCCATTATCGCTACTGAATTTTTTGGAACTACAGACTATGCTGATTTTGTCGAGGAAATGTTAGATATTATTGATGAGGATCTTCACGATTATATGGAAGAAGTGTTGTATAAAGACAACGATTCTTCTGGAGACCTACAATTTGACATCTACGATTTGCTTACTTAGATAAAATCAGAAATAGAAGCAGATATATACATAAAGAAAAAAACATTATAATAACATGGCATTAAGTCCTCAATTATTGCAATTCAAGAGTTCAGGTGTTTATCGTTTAGAATTCGATAAATCACAAACTACTAACTTTGCTACAGAGACTATCAGATTGGTAGTTGGTCATTCTAAAAAAGGTCCATACAATACTCCTGTTTTTATTCAAACCGTTGAAGATTTTAATACAATCTTCGGAGGTATTGATAGAAACCTAGAGAAAAAAGGAATGTTCTTCCATAGATCAGCACTTACTACTCTTACAAGAGGTCCTATCCTAGCATTAAACCTAGCGTCATTTGACTCTGGAGACACTATTAACTTCGCTTCACCATCTACAAATGGTTCTAGCGTAACTGCAGTTTCTGATTCAGGAACTGACGAGTACACAAAATTCTTTAACACTGACAAATTCTGGTTTCCATCAGATGAGGCAGTAATCGATACTATTGGTACTGACAACAACAGATTATTAAATTTAATTAACATTAAGCAAGAGCCTATTACTGTTATCGTAAGAAAAGCGCAAGATGTTGCATCATTCGACGTTACTGCTAGAGAGTGGTACGGAGAAGGTAATGTACCTGCATTCTTAAACGACAAAGATTATTTGTCAGATTTCATGGTAGACGTTTTTGTTTTCAAAGGAGAATTCGATCCAGCTACTTTAGTAACTGATCCAGTTTACAAAGATTACTTTACAGCTCAAGGTTTAATTAAAACTCAATTAGATGCATTTTCTAACCTAAGACAAGTATCTTTAATTGCTTCTTACACAGGTTCATTAATTCCTAACTTTAAAGATTTGGAAGGAAGAAACCTTTATGTTGAAACAATGATTAACTCAGAAGCTAGAAGAACTGGTTTATTCTGTGCAATCGATGAAAATAACGTACAAGAAGAAACTGGAACTAACGTTGATTTAGTTGGACATACATTTGATGCAGATCAAAACTATGAAGTACTTTCATACATTATCGATCAAACATTAAATCCTTCAGCTGGAACAACCATTACTTTAAATGGTGCATTAGTATTTGCTGGAGCAGCAACAACTACAGTTTCTGGTTCTACATTAACAGCACCTCATGATATTTCAGCATCAATTTCAGTTGGAGACTTTTTAAAGTCTGCAACTCTTGGACCTAACGGAACAGTAGAATACGTTGAAGTAACATCAGTAGTTGTTGTAGCTGGAAATGGAGTAAATACTAACACAGTAACAACAGTTACTTGTGAAGGAGCTATTTCATCTACATTAAACGGAGTTGCTTCATTTAAAAAATTCACAATCACAAACTCTAGAGTTGTTGATTACGCTTTAAGCGAAACCAATCTTGCTGGAAACGGTTCAGTATCTGGAACTTACGCAAACTTAGGAGCTGGTATTTTCACCATCACTTATGCTGCAGCAATTTCTACTGTAACTCTTAAGAAAGGACAATACGTTCCTTCTGCAATAGCTGGAAGACTTGCTAAAATCAAATCAGTATCTAAAGCAGTTGTTGGTTTAAACACAGTAGTAACAATTACAACTGATGCTAACCTATCAAACACTTGGGGCGGACAATATGTTGTTTCTTTCGAAGAAGCTACTAGCGTTTACAAACCATTTATTTTAGGTAAAGCAACAATTGGAGATAAATCAATCACAAATGCTCTTACTGCATTAAGTGGAACTAACTTATTCAACGCTCTAGCTGACAAAGATTTAATTCTTTACAGATATGTTGTTGATACATTCGGTTCATATGATACTGTTGAAGGTTTACAAAACAAGAAAGAACTTTCTTTCTTAGCACACCAAAGACAAAACGTATCCGCTATCTTAAACGCACCAACTATAGCTGATTTCAAAAAATCAACTAATCCATCTTTCACAGATGAGAACGGATCATTCGATACAATTTACTTAAAAGACGGAGGAAACTTAGATAAGAATCCTACTGCATTCTATACATTACCTTCTATTAATGATGGAGCAAATTATGCATTCTACTACGGACCTGGTTTAACAATCAGAGAAAATGGTAAAGACATCGTTGTACCACCAGCAGCTTACGTATCTAACAATTACATTGATAAATACTCAACTGCTTTACCTTGGTCAATCGTTGCTGGATCTAGAAGAGGAGTTATCTCTGGAACTGGAGTTGTTGGAGTTGAATACGCATTTGATAAAACGGACAGAGATGTTCTTGAACCATTTGGTATTAACCCAATCGTTTTCCAAAGAGGAGTTGGTTTAACAGTTCTTGGAAATAAAACTGGTCAACAATCAGTTAAATCTGCACTTTCATCTGCTCACGTAAGAGAAGTATTGATTTACATCCAAGAAGGAATGGCTAACATTCTTAAAGGTTACGTATTCGAATTTAATACAGCACAAACAAGACTTGAAATTAAAACTTTAGCAGATGCCTTTATGGAATCAGTTAAAGCTGACCAAGGAGTTTATGACTTTAAAAACGTTATCGATCAAACAAATAACACAAACGAAGTTATTGATAACAACATCGGTATCCTAGATACTTTTGTTGAACCAGTAAAAGGATTAGAAATCGTTGTTCACAGAACTACAGTATTAAACACTGGCGAAATCTCTACTGGAAACTTTAGCTAAAAATTAGAATATATAAAAAAACAATAAAGAACAAGATGGCACTACCACATTATTCACAAGACCAGACAAGTAGAAAAGGTTCACAATGGGAACCAGTACAGGCTAACCTCTTCGAAGTTACCATAATTCCTCCATCTGGTGTAAAAGGTGCTCCGTTGCTGTTACAACACGTAAACAGTATCGGTGGATTGGATCTATATAAAGAAGTTGCAGAAGTAACACAAAAATATAAGTTCGCAACCCGTTCTTATGCTGGTATGCCAGACAGTACTTCATTGGACATTACAATTAACTTCTCTTTGAACTTAAATGATTCTAATCAAGCATACCTTTACAAAACCATGAGAGAATGGTATAACTTAGCTTACGATCCTCAAAACGGTATTATGGGTCTTAAGAAAGACTACACTGGAACTCTAGTTATCGTTCAGTTCAATAGAGCTGGAGATATTTACAGAACAATTACTTTAGAAGATTGCTTCATTAAATCAGGTCTACCATTCACTAACGAATTAAGTTATGAATCAGGAGATCCTGCAGCATTAGAAGTAGGATTCAGATGCGATACTTTTAAAGAAGTATTAGCATAATTTACAACACCGAAGGGATGGTGCAAGCCATCCTTTCTTTTTGAACCAAATATATAATATGTTATTAAAATAATCTATGTCACATAAACTAACTAAAAAACTTCAGGTTTTAATAACTGATGAGGAGGTTCAAGAGCTTAATATCATTATTCTAAATGATGCGATCGAAAATGACCAAAGACCAATATCAATTTCCGCATTTATCAGACATTTAATAAGACTTGAAATCGAAAGAAGACCCGATCTTGTAAAAGAATGGGACAAAACAAAAATTAAACACTTAAAATCAAAGTAATATGAGCAACAAAAACCAAGACAACGAACAAAATTCGGAAGAACAATACCGTAAAATGGTAGAAGAAAAAGAAAACCATGAAGAAAGACTTGACCTAGGAAAAGTAAACATGGACCGCTATGCAACTCAAAAGGCATTAGATCCAGACATGCATTTAGGTTTCCACAATGTTGATATTTCTACATTACCGTCAGGTGGTAGATTTTATCCAGTTGGTTCTAAATTAGCAATTAGACCTGCACAAGTTTCTGAAGTTAGACATTTTTCAACTATTGATGAAGGTAACTTGTTAGACATTGAAGACAAATTAAATCACATTGTAAAAAATTGTACAAGATTTAATTCTGGTACCAAAGTATTATCTTACAAAGATATTCTAGAAGAGGATAGAATTTATATTCTATTATCGATCAGAGATCTAACATTCCCTGAACCAGAATCTAAGTTAACGGTAAAAGCCTCTACTAAAGATGGTGAAGAATTCGATGCTGAAATTAGTGCACAATATTTTCAATTGTCTAAGGTAACTGAAGAAATTGAAAAATATTATGACGAAGAAGCTAGAGCATTCGCTATTAGAACAAAAAGTTTTGGTGTAATTATGATGCGTCCACCTTCGATTGGAGTTATGGAAGCCATTACGAATTACATTAAAGTTCGTCAAATTGAGAAAAAACAGTGGGATCAATCTTACCTACAAATCTTACCTTATATCTCATTAGATTGGAGAGGTTTTACAGATGAGAAAATCTTTAAAGGAGAAGTTGATTTCCATAGTTGGAATACACAAAAATATTCATTAGTATATAGACTTGCTGAAAAAATGAGAATTGGAGTACAACCAGAAATGCTGGTACCATTCGGAGACGAGGAGGTTCTCGTAACTATCGGCTTTCGCGACGGGATCAAATCTCTTTTCGTTGTTCAAGATATCGCTGGAGAACTTCTTTAAGACGAAGTTTTATCTCATGTATCATCTGCATATACAACCATCTGAGATCGATAAGCTTGACTATTACGAATATTGGTACATAGTAAAAGACCTCGCAGAATATATTAAGAAACAGAACGACGGACAAAAAGGTGAAGAAAGTGCAGCAATGCAGCAATATGGAGATCCTCAAAAAATGGCAAAACAAAAAATGCCAAGTATGAAAACTCCATCATTTAAAACACCTTCATTCAAGACTCCTAAGTTTTAATCTTGATATATAGTAAAAAATATACTGTATAGATTTTGAGTATTTTCAAAAGTCCTTTTGAGCGACTATCGGTCGACAATTTACAACTTATTAGCACTTCAACTGGAGTTACTGCATTAGCAGTTTCTCCAGGTGGTGCGTTTTTTGGTAAAGTTGACGAGATGGTAAAGTTGTTAAAAACTATCGCAACGAATACTGCAAAATCGATTAGCACCGGCGGTCAGGCATCCAACCTTCTTCAATTTAAACAAAGACTAGATGAGTTAAAATTATTAAAAGAAATCGCAGCAAATACCAAAGCCGGTAAAGGTGGAGGTGGAGGAGCTGCAGGTGGTTCTGGAATTGGAAATGCAGTAGCACTTAAAGTTTTAGGAGGCAAGGGATTACAAGGAATTGGAAAAGGATTAGAAGCAATTGTGAACGCAATTGAATCTATGAAAGGTTCTAGTAAAGAATTTAAAGCAAAGGCAGATGCTCTAGTTTTAACAATTGATTCTATTTCAAAAATAGGACCAGCAATTCTTAAATTTGCTGGATATTTGTTCTTAGCAACACCGCTCTTGATAATAGGAGCAATTGCAGCACCCTTATTTGGTTTAGCATTATTCATTATAGCTAAAGTTTTACAAATTGCTGCAAAACCACTATCGGATAAAAAAACACAAGAGGCATTAATCGCAATGGGCGGAGTTGGAAAGGCAATATTAATACTTGGAGTTGCTTTAGTATTAGCATCAGTTCTCTATCCAGTTGGTATAATGGCATTGCCATATATTGTAATTTCATTGTTAGCAATCGGAGGAGTATTCTATTTGCTAGATAAGATGGGAATTGATAAATCCATGAAAGATACTAGTAAAGCATTAATGTTTGCCTCTTTAGCAATTGTAACATTAGGAATAGGATTGTTATTATTTGAAGTTATTATAAACGCAATGGACAACCCAATCCAAACATTGTTCCTAGTTGGAGCAGTAGTTCTTGGTATTGGTTTAATGTTTTTTGCGCTTGATAAATTAGGAGTTGATAAATCATTAAGAACTACCAGTATTGCATTAATGTTTGCAGCTGGAGCAATAGTTTTATTAGGATTCGCAGTTATGTTAGTTGATCAGTTTTTACAAGCAACTGGAGATCCGATGGGTACATTGTTAATGATTGGAGCAATGGTTGGCGGAGTAGCACTGGTAATGTATTTAGCTGGTAAACAAGCAGTGACAATATTTGAAGGAGCACTCGTAATGATAGTTGCTGCAATCCCAATTATATTATTAGGATTAGCAGTTAATCTATTTGCAGCAGCGGTTAAACCAGATGAATCAGGTTGGACTACAATTGCTCAAATTGGTGCATTAGTTACTGGAGTAGGATTAGTTATGGGAGTTGCTGGATTAGCATCACCATTTATTCTTGCTGGAGCAGGCGCAATGATTGTTGCTGGAGTAGCATTAGTTGCAATTGCTCTTGGAGCAGCGGCAATGGCTGCACTATTTAATAGCGCAGATATGAGTAAAATGCTTGGAGATTCTGGAGAAGTAACTGAAGGATTTATGGGATTTGGTGGTGGAAGAAAGATGAGTAATATGGAATACATGATGTTATCAATTGCTAATTCATTTACTCTTAGTCCCGTTTCAATTGCATCAATGTATGCTACTGCGCCAGCTATGGTTATGGCTGGAATAGCAATGGCTACAATATCACACGGTATTAAAAAGATTCAAGATTTAAAAATAGACTACGCTGTGTTACCAACTCAAATTGGTAACTTAATTACGTCAATCGCAACACCATTTGCTGAATTAGGAGTTAAATATCCAGGAGGACGTAAAAGCTTATTTGCTAGTATCTTTGGCGGAGGAAAACAATCTGCTCTAGCTGATGGTATCTCTGCAACAATGGGAATGGGAGACGCTCTATCAGGAATTGCTTATGGAGTTCAATCCATGGCTGACTTAAAGTTCCCAATATACACAGGAACCAAAATTACAGGTTATTATACACTGGGAAGCGATACATTTGGAAAATTAAATACTAATATTAATTTAATTGTAGATTCTTTAAGTAGAACATTTGGTGAATTAGGAGTTAAATATCCTGGAGGTAAAGCAGGTTTCCTTTCTAGCGTTTTTGGAAGTGGAAAACAATCTCCAGTAGCTGACGGTATTGCCGCAACTATGGGAATGGGAGAAGTTTTAACCAGTATTGCTGGTGGAGTACAATCAATGGCTGACTTAAAGTTCCCGATTTATAAAGGAACTAAAGTTATAGGTTATCAAAGTTTAAATTCAGATACTTTTGGAAAAGTTAATGATAACATCAAATTAATTGTAGATTCGTTAAGTACCGTATTTGGCGAAATAGGACTTCAGTATCCTGGAGGACAGAAGAGCTTTACGCAAATGATTTTTGGCGGTGGAGGAAATCCAGTAACAGATGGTATTGGAGCTGTTCAAGGTATGGGAAGCGCTATTTCTGAAATAGCCAAAGGAGTTCAGGCTTTTGCAGATCTTAAGATTCCAATTTATCAAAATGGAAAAATCGTAGGTTATGAATCCCTAGGAGCAGATTCCATGAAAAAAGTTACTGATAATATCAGATCTCTTGTGGTTGCATTAACAGGAACAATGGGAGAGATTGGAAATAATCCAGACGCTCAAAATGATTGGGGTTGGTTTGGTTCTTCTAAAATCGAAGATGGTGTTGAAATTGTTCAAAGTTTTGCAGATCCAATTAAGAAGATTGCAGATGCTGCTAAAACATTCATGGAAACTAATGTTGATCCAGCTGCATTAAATACTAAAATTCAAGGAATTATTTCTGGAATGACTGGTGCTCTTTCAAGCGCTGGAGAAAATGCAGATGAACAAGGTAAATTTGTTTTAGTCTTAGGAAACGTTGCTGATAAAATGAAAGTAATCGCAGAGAATATTGATCCATGGGTTAAATTCGTAGACAACTTCAAGAAATACGTTGATGATATGGGTAGACTTAAAGATACCTTAAATTCATTTGACAAAGTTAACTTGAAATTTACAAGTGATATGTTCCAAGGGCTTGCATATCTTTCTGGATATAAAGGCGCTGGTTCTATTAATCAAATGAGTGCATCCCTTACTGAAGCAATCAAGAATCTATCAACGATGATTGAAGAGTTTAAGAAGAGTACAGCTGCGCCAGTTGAACCAAGTTCGGTTAATCCATCCCCTGCAATGGCTGCAGCAAACGCAAAAGCTGGAGTACCTGCAAAACCTGGAGCACCAGCATCACCAGCCGCAAATCAAGTTACTCCGGCACAAATAGTTGCTGCTTTCAAAACCGCATTAGCTGATGTTACACTTAAAGTTAAAAGTGCAAATCAATCTACTGGAACATCAGTTAGTTTTTAATATTTTAAAACCTAAACAATTTCTAAAAAGCATATATAAATTAATAACAGGAAAGATGGCAGAGTTGGTCTATCGCATCAGTCTTGAAAACTGACGTACTGCAAGGTACCGTGGGTTCGAATCCTACTCTTTCCGCAAAGTGGTGCCTAACACACTTGAGGCCCTGAGTCAATAATGGCTTTAGAACTATCCTAAAGGTAGTAAAAGGGTTTTAAAATAAATGGTAAAACAATGAATACAACAACAAATTCGGCTCACGTTGCCGTAAAAAACAGCAGGCTCAAAACTTACAAGAGCCCAACAAATTCAAATGTCGTATATTTAAAAGACGGCGATGAATTTCAAATCGAATTATTTAATCCTTATGAGTACTCTGTACTTGCAAAAATCTGGATGAATGACGCGATCATTTCAGAGAGTGGATTAGTCCTAAAACCAGGACAAAGAGTATTCTTAGAACGCTACATCGACACAAACAACAAATTTGTTTTTAGAACTTATGAAGTTGACGGTACCGATAAAGAAGTTCTAAATGCTATCAAAAACAACGGTTCAGTTAAAGTAATTTACTACAGAGAAAAGGTTGTACAAAATTCAGGATACGTTGTTAACGTAAATCCAAGTTGGAGAGGTTGGAATACACCAAACACTGGAACACCTACACCTTACTATGGAGATATTTCTTTCACAACAAATACCAGTAATTTCGTAGGAGGTTCTACAACCACAAATGCAGCATTTTATTCTTCTTCTACTGCTAATGTTAGTTTACCCGGTGAACCTACATTAAGTACAAGTTATGAAACTGGTAGAGTTGAAAAAGGCTCTAGTTCAAATCAGAATTTCTCATCAGTATTTATGGAATTTGAAAATTATCCATGTGAAACTGTTTACATGCAAATTCTAGCAGAATCTAATAAACCAGCAGAAATTTCAGATCTTAGAAATTATTGTTCTGGATGCGGAACTAGAATGAAGAAACAAACTTGGAAATTCTGTCCAAGTTGCGGAACTAAAATAGATTAATTATAAGTTAGGCACCACTTATAAAAGAAAAAGCTCTCTTTCGAGAGCTTTTCTTATTTACGTCCTTGACCGCGGTATTTGCTTACTTTTCTGGTATGTTTGTTTTTACCTTTAGTAGCTTTTCCACTTTTACGTTTTCCGAACTGAACTTTTGCAGGACCAGCTCCACCTTTTGCCTTTGCCATAATGTTGGTTTAATATTTTTAGTTGGTTTCGATATTTATTTTCACTTATTGAAAAATAAATCACTAAAAGTTTTTTTATGTCAAATATTTTGTTTATATTTGTATAGTAATAAATAAACATATGATAGAAAAGAGAAACAGAATTAAAAACGCAGTAGAAACATTCGGAACATTAGCAATATTTTCTGACAATGAACAGCCTCTAAGGCATATCGCCGAAATCATCGGGATCAACGAGTATCAACTAACAGATGAGGCACATGATATTATTAATGGTATGCTATCTGAACTCCAGTATATCACGGATGAACAGATAGAAACTAGGATTTGGCCTCTTATGGAAGAATTTCAGTATGTGTAAACAAATCGAAATTTGATAATATAATAAAGAGAAAACATACAAATGAGAATCACACTAATTTCAGATACGCACACTAAACACGACGAATTAGATTGGGACAAAACAGATCTTCCAGGTGGAGACTTGTTAATCCATGCTGGAGACATTATGAACTCAGGTTATAATGCAACCGACATTACAGATTTTTGCAAATGGTTTGATGGCTTAGAACAATATCACCATAAAGTCTTTATTGCTGGAAATCATGATCGAATGTTTGAAAATGTACCAGAAAAGGCAATGGAAATTGTTAATTCATATAAGTGGATTGATTATTTACAGGATGATTGGATTGAAGCTGGAGATGATAATGAAATTGCTAAAATTTACGGTAGTCCTTGGCAACCAGAATTTTACAATTGGGCATTTAACTTGCCTCGTCAAGGAAAAGAATTAGAAGCTAAATGGGCCGCAATTCCAACTGACACCGATATTTTAATCACGCATGGTCCAGCACAAGGACATTTAGATATGAGTGGACCTCCATATAATGAGCCTAACTTAGGGTGTCCATTATTAAGGCATCATATTGATACAGTTTCTAGACCAAAGATTCATGTTTGTGGTCATATCCATGGCGGTTATGGTTATAAGTTCGATGGACAGACACATTTTTTTAACGCATCTATTCTAAACGAAAGATATGATTATGTCAATAAACCAGTCACGTTTGACTGGAACCCAGAAACCAACGAAGTTACATTTATTTAAAAATTAAAATTATGGAAATAGGATTTGCAGATTCTTTTGGAAAGAGTCTTAAGAAGTTAATTTGGCAAGAGTCGAAAATTTATAAATTTTACAATTTTTTTAGAAGAGACATTGGTCGTTTTGTAAAAAATGTTTGGCTTTTTAGAAAGGCTCTAGCTAGTTATTACTGGTGGGATCATCATGGAACCCTAGTATTCTTAGAAACAGGATTAACTAACATGTCTGATAACATGGAAGTTAGAGGAAATGAGGTTGAAGAATCAAGAATGAAAAAAGTGGCAGCAATGCGTAGAGCTGTTGAACTCATTAAAAATTATAATGAGAGCAACTATGTCGATATGGCCGAAGCTGAATTAGGAGAATTGTATCAGCGAGATTGGGAATTTGAAGATGTTCCAGATAAACCAGGTTTTAGTCGATTGGTAGAGAATGAAACTCCTGCTGAAAAGAAGCATAACCGTAAAGTATTTAATCGATCTCGTCAAATCGAAGAGCAAGAATGGAAAGAGCTTTTTACAATCTTAGAGGGTCAAAATCATGCTGAATATAAAAAGATTGTAAAAAATGCAACTGAAGAAGAACGTAAAAATGGCGATCTTTGGAACAATTGGTACAATGGAACCGGATTAAACGGCTGGTGGGATTAAAGAACTGTAGATAATTTAATATAAAACTTAAAAGAAAATTCAATGAAATCAATCCATGACGTGGAAGACCACGATGACGAAATAACAGATCACGAAGTTGCTCTTGAAATGATTAAGTATGAGAGAGAATCAGAAAAAGAAAAGGAAGAGAAGAAAGAATTAGAGAAAGGTTACACTCAATGGTCGATTTTAGGAAATGGCAAGTATGGTCCAAGTTTTCCAACAACTGCGAAGTTACCAGCTGGTTTTTATGAAATTAAATACGATCACTCGATTGGTTCTCCGATTATGGTCCATAAACCAGTAAACAGCGATGAGTTGTTTGAATTACCTTCAAAAGAAATTATTGACATCATCGAAGATATTAGTAAATTCTGGGCAAACGCTGAAAAGTACAAGGAATACAACTTTGTACACAAGAGAGGTATTTTATTATATGGCGAACCAGGTTGCGGTAAATCTGGAATCATTCAACTGTGTACAAATCACTTGATAAAAAACATGAATGGTATTGTAATTAATATCACAAATGCTGACGCAATCGAGAAATATACCGAGTTTATTGATTCAATTCGATTAATCGAGCCAAATAGACCAATCATTGTTATCTTAGAGGATATTGATTCTATTGCAGGTGAAGAGAGATACAATACCTCGTTAATTCTAAACATCCTGGATGGTGTTAAACAAATTGACAATATTGTTTATATTGCAACAACTAATTACCCAGAGAAGTTAGAGGAGAGAATCTCAAATCGTCCATCTCGTTTTGACAGAAGATATGAAGTTGAAATGCCGACCGCTGAAGTTAGAGAATCTTATTTGCGTAATAAATTAACCAAAGAAGATATTAAGAAGGTTAATATTACTGAATGGGTTGAAAAAAGCGAAGGAATGTCTCTTGCACACATGAGAGAATTGGTAATTTCAGTCATGACTCTAGATAATACGTTTGAAGAAACTATTGAAAGGTTAAATGGTTTTAAAATTAAACCAAGAATCAAGAGCAAAAATAAAAAAGTAGGTTTTGGACTACACGGTAGCGAAACCTCAATTGGATAATATGGTAACATTTTTAATTACAAGTTGCGGTCGACTGGACCTATTAGAAAGAACTATTGATAGCTTCTTGAAATTTAATCAATGTCCTATCGAAAGGTATATTATAACCGAAGATTCAGCAGATCCAAAGATTTACAAACAATGTAAAGAGTTAAATAAAAAATATGGCGGAATGCTAGAATTTATATTTAACAAAAATAAGCTTGGTCAAAGCAGGACAATCGACCAAGCTTATTCACAAATCACAACACCCTATGTTTTTCATTGTGAAGATGATTGGGAATTCTATGCTGGCGGATTCATTGAAAAATCAATGGCTCTTCTAGAATCTAGACCAGAAATCTTACAAGCATGGATTCGGCCAAAGGCAGATGGTATCTTAAATGCGATTAACTCCGAGGTATTCTATACTGAGAATGGTATTCCATTTCGTAGTGTTGTCCCTACTAGTTTCTATACCGGCCAAGTTTTAGAAAATGGAGAGAAGGAAACTGTAATAAATTATGCAGGTTTCTCATACAATCCAGGACTAAAGAGAATGAAAGATTATTTTAAACTTGGGTCAGGTGGTTATAGTCAATTTGGAAAAGAACATTGGGTTGATAAGTACTACAGAGATTTAGGCTACCGATTCGTTTCAATGACAATGAACGACCAAGATGGTTATGTCAAACATATCGGATGGGATCGCCGAGTTGAAAATACAATTCACTAGAAAAATGTTAATAACTTTTTGAAAATAATTCACTAAATAGTTTCGGGTT